GCTATTCAGGTTCCTCGACTTGAAGCTTGACACGGTGTTGTTCACACTGATCTGCGTCGTGGTGTCTAGGATCTGGTTGGCGTAGGTGTCGTACTCCTTAATGTCCATCAGGTAGATCGCATCGAAGCGGTCCTCGACCTTGGAGAGTGCAGTATCCGTGATCCTGTTGGTACGGATGCCTGGGATCGCCAGGATCTGGATGTCGACGTCCGACTTCTCAGCCATGACATCGATTGCCTTGAGGAACGATGCGACCGTCGGACCAGAGATGTCTCCCTGGTTCTCTGAGTCATCCATCTCGCGCTGCGCGGCGATATCGCTGAGCTTTGACTTCTCCTCGTCGAAGATGTTAACACCATCGAACCCACCCTGCATGAACATTGTGAACTTGTAGAAGTTCTGGCTTGCAGCCTCTCCGAAGTCCTTGTCGACTGAGAGGAATCGACCCGACTGTGTGGTGCCGTTCTTCTTGGTGAGAGAAGATGCCAGGGAGCCATCTCTACGGTAGACTGCGGCAGCCCACTCTGCAGAATCGACATAGTCCCCATCTGAGCTGGTCACGACCTGGACTCGCTCCAGCGTGAACAGGTTGTTGTTGAATCTGTCAGCGTCGTAGACGGTTCCGTTCGAGTCAAGGGCCTCCTCGTTGTCCCCAACCCAGACCGCCATGTTTGTGGTGTCGTAGATTGGGAAGTACTTGGCAAATCCAACCATGCTCGAGTCAATGGTAGTGTTCTTGTTCGGCTCTGTGAGGCTGTCGAGGACATCGAACTGCGCGCCCCAGTAGAGGTTGGAGTCCACTGTGGTCTTTGGCGATACGCCCCTGGTGAGGCTCTGCCTGAGCGGTATTGGAGGCTGCACGAGGCGCCTTGTCCAATCTGTGCTGGTGATGTCCCCGTTGTCTGTGTTGCCAACAGACATGATGCTCGATCCAGATGTGACCAAGTGGTATGGACCACGGAATCCAACTGGGAGCGTCTCAGGATCAACGCTGGCATCAGCGACCTCGTCGGAGACCTCTACCCTGATGTACTTCGAAAGATTTGGGAAGTTTCCGTCAATTACAAGCTTCTGAGAACCAGCAGACTTGTCGAAGTCGTAGAACGTGTGCGTGTCTCCAATTCTTCTCGCAATGTAGCTGTTTGAGCCTGGGTTCAGGTCCAAGCCTCTGAACGACTCAAGGACAACAGGCTTTCCATCAACATCATTGAAGTCTCTGACCACGACATCGAAAGTTCCATAGCTGCCATCAACCTTTGACTTCTTGACGTTCTCAATGGAGATCTTGAAGTCGAAAGTTGCGCTGGCGCCGTCGTCTAGCGCGTGGAACTTGAAGAGATTCTTGTTCTTTCCACCAAACTTCTGCGAGATCACCTGTGGAGAGAATGCAGTGCGGTACCTGTCTCCAAATCCCTCGAAGTTTGGAATGTTTGCGTTGCCTGTGTTCCGCGAAAGCGAGCTTGTGAGCAGGAAGGCGCTGAGCTCTACGTTTCCAGTCTTTGCCCTGATATCATATCCAGATCCAGTGACTGCGGCGATGGCTGGGTACACGTCGTAGTGTGCGTACAGGTAGTGACCTGCTTCCTGGACTAGAGTCGGATCCGTATTGAGAACGTTCGCAAAGTAGTTCGGCGAAGATGGTGACATCGAAGCCGTGAGTATGTTGGGGTACTGCGAAGTAGCAATATGACCGTTGAGCACCAGCGTGAACGACTGGTCAGAGCTGAGCAGGTTCAAGTTTCCTATGTGCGAACCGCCATCTCCTGTTCCCGCAACTGGGCAAACCGGAACGCTTCCTCGCGCTCACGTAGCGCACGCTCTTTCTCACGGCGCTCGTCGTGCCACACCTTTTTCATCTGGGAAAGACGTTTCTTGACCTTATCGGAATACTCCTCTAGGTCATCCTCTTCCAACTCCTTTTTTACGTTTTCGGGCAGGGGCTCCCGGCCACGGTCCTCGGGCGGGGTGTCGTCAATTACCTCTACTTCAATAGCGGGCTCCTTGCCTTCTTCCTTTTTGCTGTCAACTTCGTCAGGGAACTTGTATGCTGGTTGGTTCATGTGTTGCTCCTTATTTGCGACGGATGCCGCGAGGGTCTTCGACCACCGCTTCGACCGTATCGTCGTTGATGATGCGGAACTCTTTGCCGTGGATGTCCAGACGGGTGCCGCTGTTGGAGCGGACAATCACAAAATCACCCTCTTTACACCACGGTCCCGTGGGGAATTTTGTCGCATCTTTGTACGCGTCCGGACCGAGCTTGATGACGAACAACACCGTAGTCAGAATCTCCTCGTGCTGACGGGTAATATCTGCCTTGATGATGCCGCTGTCATACTTGTTCTCAATATCAGGTATCGCGCATAGGATTCGATATCCCTGCGGGTCAGGCAACTGTTTTGCTTTCCGTTCTGCGTCCGCGCTATCTGCTACCCACTTCTGTTCAAGTGCGGTTTGAGGCACCTGCTCAGTCGTCGTCATCATTGGTGTTCATCCTTTTTGCGAGGTCAGTAATATGTTCATCTGCAAGGTCGAGACCCCGAATTACCCCACAGATGCTTTTGTATTCCGCGTAATCCTTAGCACTTCCTCTGATAAGGATACTGATTAGTGCGTCGCGCTCCTCTTTATTACGTTTGAGAAGCAGTTCAATGCCATCCATTATTTGCTCCTAGTAGACTCACGTAAGAGTTTGCTGATTTCAAGATTTATCTTCTCTCTGTCCCGAGCCTCTTCCCTATCACCCCGATCGGACTCAGAAGCTGCTCGGATAACCTGATCTTTCTCTTTGATCGCCAACTCATCAGCCTTGGCAGCGGATGTAACCGCAAGCTGCTTCTCCCGGAAAGCCGCGTCCTGCTGCTGTTTCTGCTGTTTAAGTTGCAGTTCCTGACCTTTAAGCTCCAGCTCTTTCTGCTGCATCTGGATAATCGGGTCTTGAGCCTGTTGCGCGGCCTGTTGAGCAGCAGCTTCAGCTTGGTCTTTCTGCAGGAGCCTGCTGGCGGCCTGTGCGGTGAGCTGTGACAGAGCGACTTCGATATCTTCGGGCAACTGCTCCTCGGGATTTGGCAGGGCACTACCAAGTTGTTTCTCGATCTCCCGACGATACTGGAAGGCGACGTGCTCGGTGATGTGCGATGCGGCGGCTGCGAGAATGGTCTGCGCCATCGGGTTCTGCCCCATAACAGCGGCGATCTTCGGGTCGCGAATGGCCGCCATATGCACAGCAATGTGTGCTTCGTGATCCTGATACATGAACGCTTTCACCGGCTTGGCCATCAGGATGTTCATGTTCTCTGTCACCGGATCGGTCGGCTTCTGATCATCATCTGTGGGCACCAGCTTGGCGGCGTTCTTGATGCCTAAGACTTCAAGCATCTGGCGATGCAGGAATTTCAAGTCGTAAATCTGCGGAGCACCCTGAGCGAGCTGCATCACGGCTTGATACTGCACGACCTTCTGGCTCATCGTCGCCGCGTTCGGGTCGGAGACCGGGATGACCTCCACCATGTCATAGTCGGAGCGCTTGGCCTTGCGGTCACCGATCTCCGGCTCGTAGCTGTACTCCTCTGGCGTATTGTCCCGGATGATGTTCTTGAGGAGCTTGAACTCCTGCTTCATCGCGTAGTGGATGCGAGCCTGAACTGCACTCATGATCTTCAGCATCCGCTCCAATATCGCCAGTGTGGTCCCGACGGGGGCTTGGGCGGACATATCCGACACCTTCATGTCTGCTGTAGCTGCAAACCGCTGGGCGTCCATCACGATCTTGTCCATCAACATTACAAGGGTCTGACTCGGCTCTTTGTAGGGGAGCGGCAGGATGTTGTCCCGCATGGTGCCGCTAGGCACATCAACGTCACGGAACTCGCCCGGAGCGATCGGTGTATCGTCGCCCTTTACACGCAGGCCACGAGACTTGAAGCCCCCCGGGAGATTGGCTAACGTACCAGCATCAACCAGTTGACGCATCAGCGAAGTAGCCGCGTTAGCGTGCCCACCGATCAGGTGAATCAACCCGAAGCAGTAGAAGCCAAAGCCCGGGATGTAACCGTAGTGGACGAAGTGCTGACGCTTCTGTTTGATCTCGTCGTCTTCCAACCAGTTGCGACGGATAGCCAGTACCTTGGTTGTCCCCTTCTCGATCGTCACGATATAAGGAACTGCTACGCCGTCCATTTTCTTAGCGTATTTGTCGGTGAAGTCGTACAGCTCCATGTCGATGTCCACACACATTTCAAGAACTTGAAACCGGTCATCGACTTCAGCACTGAAACCCTGCTCCTCGGCCTTCTGCTTCTCCACGTCGTCCAGCACTTTAACCGGGTCGCCCAGATCAATGTCTCGGTAGAAGCCCGCTACCTGTAGCTTACGAAGCTCATTCTTGGTCTTACGCATCCGGTGGGTTACACGCGGGGTGCTGTGGAGGTCCGACGCGCCGTACGGCACTACGATGTCTTCGGCGGGGACGAACATGGAAACTTGGCGATTTAGGGACGGGTCGAAGTACACCTTCTTGAACGCATTGCCTGCCAGACACAGGGAGAACAGCATCCGTTCATGCTCCGGGCGATACTCGGGCATCATCTCCGTCAGCTGGTAGTTCATGTCCTCTTTAACCCGGACGGCTGCTTCTTCCTTCTCTTTGGTGTCTTTGCCAATAATCTGAGTCTTGACCGGGCCTGCTGCGGGGAACGTCTCCATGATGGTCTCTGACTGAAACTTGACCGCGCTCTCCATGATCATGGGGTGGAACACACCACATGCACCAGACCACGGCTCGCTGCGCTCTTCGTACTTTAGTCCCAGCAGTTTCAGACCTTTGACATAGGTCTCCATCCAGTCCTTGCGACTGCGAATGTCAGCGTCGTAGTGCCCCAACAGATCACTGGCCATCGACTGCAGCACGTTGCCATCAATCTTCTCTGCGAGGTTCTCACCAAACTCATCCTCGTCGGCTATGGTCGGCTGCTCCTCTTCTTCACCCGGCAGCTCAATCTCGATCTCAACGTCTACTTCAGTGTTGGGAACCACCAATGCGTCCAACCCCTGCGGGGCCTCGTACAGCGCTTTATCGATTGCCATTCTTTATCTCCTAATAGTATCCGGCCACTTTGCGCCGCTTGAATTCCCGTACTGGCACCGGCTCGTCCGAAGGCAGGCGTATGAACCCGCCCTGTCGGAACCGCATTAGTGCAAGTGTAGTCGAGTCTACCAAGTCGTCGTTACTCCCGCTTGGAAAATCGTTGCACTCCTCCATCAACTCCCGCGCCCAGCGGGTGTCCGGGGCCCACACGATCCCACTACGGAACAAGTCACTGACGGCGTTGACCCTAGATATCTTGTCATTACCTTTACCCGGCGTAAACTCGCCTATTGGCATGCCCATCCTCCGCATCTCCTGATACAGGGCGGCTCCGTTAGACTTCTTCTCGACGATAAACGTATCCGGATTCCACTCTTTATATTCCGCGAACACCATGTCTTTTAGTTCGGGAAACTCCATCCGCTCTTTTATACTATTTAGGAGGATAATGTTATAGTTATTAACTTCTTCATTGAAGAAAACGCCCCACGTTGTCAGGGCGTTATAGTCGGCACGACTATTGGTCTCCTGTGCGGCATCCAGCGCCATAATCATATATTCGCAATGGGGAGGGGTTTCTTTCTCCCATATATGCCACCACTCCCGTTTTATCAGCGCCCCTTCTTCTGAGGTAGGATTCTGCATATACTGGGCTTGCCAATAACGCGGGTCCATACTGGCGCGTTTGCCTAGCAGTTCTTCTATCGTCCAGAAGTCAGGCCATAGCGGTTTGTCATCCAGTACAGCGGGGAACTCAACTACCTCCCACTCGTCAGAGTCATCGTTTTTGACCATGTGATCGACGATCTTACCGGTCAAGTCGAGCTTGCTCCACCGCGTCATTACAACAATGATTGCTCCACCCGGCAT